TTTTAATAGTGTATCTGATGAAGTAAAAGTTGGTGATCTAATTTATGTTCACGACTCAAACACACCTACTGCTTCTCTAGTAATTGTATTAAGCAATGCTAGTGGTGTAGTTGATGTGAGTGATGGAACAGCAATTAGTGTTGCTGACTCTGACTAAATAATAAACTGTGGGGAGCTTCGGCTCCCTACTTTTATAAGGAATTTTTTATGGCAGCAGGAGATACTCAAGTCAGCATAGCAAACCAATCCCTACTACTATTAGGAGCTGACACTATATCAAACTTTACTAACGGAACTGCTGTCGGCAATGCGTGTTCAATCATATATCCCAAAGTTAAAGCTACTACTCTAGGAATGTATCCTTGGAGTTTTACTTTAAAAAAGGAACAGCTTTCTCGATTATCAACAGCTCCCACCGCACATTTTCTATATCAATTCGCCCTCCCCCCAGATATGTTAAATAGTGTACCAAGAACTGTCTATGCAAGTAGTGATCGAGGAGCTGCTCCTATTACTGATTGGACAATACAAGGTCAGACATTATTAACGGATAGAGAACAAATATTTGTAGACTATCAACAGGATATCGTAGAGGGTAAACTACCAACGTATTTCGTACAACTCCTTGTATATATGTTAGCCTGGAACTTGGCTGAAACAATTACAGATCAAACCGAGAAAGGTGCATACTATAAACAGATTGCCCTCGGTACTGTAGCTGAGAACAATAGAGGTGGATACTTTAGAACTGCTATTAACTTAGATGGCGCAGGAGAAACCCCACCTGTTATTGCTCAGTATTTACTTACTGAGGTTCGCAGTTAATGTCGAGAATAGTTCAGTATCAATCGTCATTCACTATGGGTGAGTTTGACCCTCTCGTAAAAGGTAGGGTGGACATTCAGCAATATCAGAATGCTTTAGAGAAAGCGACTAACATTGTGTGTATTCCGCAAGGAGCTATAGAACGTAGACCTGGCACTCAGTTTCTACTCGACATCACTAGTCATTTAGGATCTGGTATTACAGCTCAACAAGGCATACGACTTATTCCATTTGAATTTTCTACTACCGATTCGTTTATGTTAGTCTTCGTTAAAATCTCTACTGCATCATCTAACAATACGAGGATGTTTGTTTTTAATAGTGGCTCACTTGTAACTAATATTAATGGGTCTGGTAATAATTATTTAACACTTACCTTTGGTAATATATCTTTCGACAAGGTGTCGTTTACGCAATCAGCCGACACACTCATAATTGTTAATGAGGATTTAGCTCCTTTGAAAATAGAGAGAGGTGCAACTAATACTGCGTGGACCGCTACTACCATTACTCTTACTTCACCAAAGTTTGCTTTTAATTTAAATACCACCACACCTTCTGGAACAATTACACCAAGCTCGATTGATGGCACATCCGATATAACAGCTTCTACACACGTTTTTCATGATGGTGCAAGCGATACTGCTCAAGCAGGTGGCACTAATACAATTACGTTACACAGTGGAGCTTCGAGTAATAATGATATTTATAATGGCTCAACAATAAAAATTACAGGAGGTACAGGCTCTGGACAAACTAGAATTATATCGGATTATGTACATTCAAGCAAAGTAGCCACTGTTTCAGAGAATTGGACTACACAACCAGACAACACGTCTACATTTACAATTACAAGTATGGTCGGACAGTATGTTCAAGTAATTAACGGATTCGGTCGAGCAAAGATTGTTGAGATTACTTCTAGTACAAAAGTTAAAACCAATGTAGAAGTTCCGTTCTATAATACGTCAGCTCAAAGTGATTATGAGTTAGAGTTTGGGTATGAGGATGTATTTAGCACTGATCGAGGCTTTCCTAGAAGTGCAGTATTTCATGAGGGTCGTTTATACTTTGGCGGTACTAAATCTTTACCTTCCGCATTGATTGGTAGTAAGATATCCGACTTCTTTAATTTCTTAGAATCAGAAGGGCTTGATGACGATTCCATATTTGCTTTATTATCATCGGATACTGTTAACGCAATTACAGGTTTGCGTAGTGGACGTGATTTACAAATATTTACGACAGGCAATGAGTGGTACGTTCAGCAGGCTGAGTCCGAACCGATTACTCCGCAAAACCTCACATTAAAAGCAGCCACTAAATCTGGATCAAAAGAAAACATTATGCCTGTAGCTGCGGAGGGTGGTACTATATTCTTACAGCGATCTGGAAAAGCCTTACGAGAATTTTTATTTAGTGACGTAGAGTTATCCTATCAATCTAATAACATATCCTTACTATCTAGCCACCTTCTTAAAAGTCCTGTTAAGATTACGTTCAGACGAGCCACCTCTACTGACGATGGTGATTTATTAATTATTGTGAATGGAACCGATGGCACTATGGCAGCATACTCTATACATAGAACACAAAAGGTTGTAGCTCCTTCAGAGTTTATTACGGACGGAACTTTTGAAGATTGTAGTGTGGATATTAACGATATATATGTTATTGTAAAAAGAACAATTAATTCATCAACAAAATATTATGTGGAGTTATTAGATGATGACAGAACTACTGATGCTAGCTTCCAGCTTTTTGATGGGAGTAATGATGGGTCTAAGCCTACCTCAACAACAGTATCCGGTCTTACACACCTGGAAGGAGAAACTGTGGAAGTTATTAGGGATGATATATTCTTGGGTACGAAAACTGTTTCGTCTGGGCAAATAACGATAGATCAAGTCCCTACGACTTATGTCGAGGTGGGTTTACATTACGATGTCCTAGCTAAAACATTACCTGCCGAACCAAGACTTTCTTCTGGCACTATGGTAGGACGTAAGAAAAGAATTGTAGATGCTAGTCCTATTTTATTTCAGACACAAAACATTGCGATCAATGGTAAAGAAGTTCCGTTAAAACAATTTCCCTACACTTTAGATTCTTCTGAGACTGTATTTTCTGGACGTAAAAGAGTGACTCCGATACTTGGATTTAGTACGGAAGCTCAGATAGAGATAACCCAAACTAAGCCCTTGTTTTTTACGTTACTTGGTTTAGAATACAATGTGAGTGGTAGTCAATGAGTGCGTCAGCGGTATTTGGTGGAATTGGTTTAGTAATGTCTGCATTGCAGTACAGGAGTACTGTAGCCGCAGGAAAATCCGAACAAGAGTTTTATAATGCTCAAGCTCGTAACAGAAGATTACAGGGCAGAGTAGAAGCAGTAGAAGCTAAAGAAAAAGGCAATGAGATACTGAGACGAGCTAAAGTGGCTCTAGCCTCAAACCTTGCAGGAGGATATGCAAGTGCAGTTATTCCTACAGTGGGATCAGTTCAGACAGTAAGCAGGCAACAAGTATTACGACCTGCCTCACTAGACTTTGGTATAACTGAGATGGATGCATTGTTAGCGGTAGAACAAGCGAACAGAGAAGCAGGATACTTAGAGTACAGAGGTCAGATGGCTGCCTCTCAAGCTCGAACTAAAGCTCTCGGTAACTTAGCAATGGCAGGCTTTCAAGCAGGACTATCTGGTGCATTCGAAGGACTAAGCCTAGGTGGTGGCTCTGGATATTCAGCTAGTGCTTTTCAAGGAGTAGGTGCCGCAGGAACAAGAAATGTATCTATGGCAAGTAGAGTAGGACCAGCATTCGGAGGATAGATGGCAACAAGAAGAACATTACAAAGACAATTTTTTAGTCCAAGCTATGACCCAAGTGCTTCCGCTGAAGCAGGAATGTTTGAACAGCAGGCAAGTGGCATGAGTCAGCTTGCTAGTAGTCTTAATCAAATGTCAAACTTTTTCTATAAGGAGATGGAGACAAGAGCAGTAGAGGAAGGCGAAATGTATGGAGCTGCTAATCCAATCACCCTTGAACAATTAGCTAATGCCAGGAAAACAGGAGAAGATGTTTTAAAGAATTATGGATACGGAGCAAAAGGTAGAGCAGCTAGAAGTGCTGCATTAGAAGGTCTGATCTTAGATGTTGAGACCACTGCCTTGCAACAATTTACTGATATAGATGTAAAATCAAAACAAGATAAAGTATCTATTGAGGAATATGCAGATAGGCTTGACTCGGCTGTCAATGGTTATACTGACATGATAAAAAAATTTCCAGAAGTTCAGACAAAAGTAAAGGCTAGTCTAAGTGTTACTGCTAATGGATATTTAAAAAATTACGCAACAGATGTAGCAAAGATACAAGAGCAAAATGATAAACGATTGTATACAGAGGCTGTGTTTACTAGGTATGAAAAATTAGGAGCTGATATATCTGCTGTACTTGATTCTGGTGGTAGCCTAGCTGATTTATATAATAAAACAAGACGAGATATATCTGATGCAGCTTACGTCACTAATATATCACCTTCTGTATTTAAAAAAGATTTAGATACTAGTAGAGAAAAATTTACTGATTATTTATTTAAAGCAGGATTTGATGAGGCATTTAGAAACGATAAAGCAAGTGACGATGCCCTAGCCTTACTTAGTAATAATAAAACTGACAATGAAAGAATAAATAAGATATACAATTTTTTACAGGCAGACGAGAAAGAACAATTTATAAAACATTTAATAGATCAAGAAGAACTAAATATAAAAGCCCAAGATGATGAGATTAAATTATATAATAAACAAAATGATCGAATAGAAAAAGATTTTAATACTGCAATAATACAAGAAAATTACGATGTTGCAGAACAACTACTATCTCAATTACCTATAGATAAACAAAACACCTTGCAAACAATCTTAGCAAAACGAGGTCCAGATATACATCCACTTATTTTAAATGAAGAACAAAGAGTAAAGTCTGACGACTTATTTTTAAAAGCTACACGAGGATCACTGACATCAAAAGAACTTCTAGATAATAGAGAAAACATTCTTTACGCAGACTACCAAACCCTAGCAAAAGAAATTGCTAGAAACGAAGACACTGAATTTAAGAACAAAACAAAATATTTTGAACAATCTTATAAAATTAATTTAGATACAAGAGGACTCACAGAGATAGAAAAAAATGACAGAGAGTTAGCCAATGAATTGTTAAGAGGTTTGTATGATGATTATCTCAAAGCCAAAGGTCGAGGTGAAGACTTTGATATAAGTGCTGAGATAAGAAAAAGAGAAAAGTTACAAATTATTGAGTTTAGAGATAAAGCAAACCAAAACTTATTAGGACAAAAAGATAGGTATCTTAAAGAAATATCTTTCATGAAATATGGTGGAGAGAGGGAAAATCCAAAAAAAATGTTGTCATTACAGGATGCTTTACAATATATTGAATTCATTACTCAACAAGGGTTGTCAACAGCAGCAGAAAGGAATAAAAACATTGTACCTGATACTGTTACTAATATAGAAAAAAAATTAAAAAAAATACAAGAAATAGAGAATAAATAATTATGGATGTGTTTGAAGAAATATTTAAAAGACAAGAGTTTGAAAACAATGGTATAGAGTATGACCTTGAATTAAAGGATGGTGTATTCCAGGCTATTGTAAAAGACCCAGACCCCTCGTTTCTTGAAAGCATAGGAGAAGGTCTAGAAAGAGTAGCAGGTACTACTGCAAGTATCGGAGCAGGAGCTGTAGGTGCTACGTTAGGTTTCCCTACTGATCTAGCTAGTTTATTTGCAAGTATAGGCAAGTCTGTCGGTGCAGAAGATGGTAAGAAACTAGAAACATTTGCTAATACATTTGAGACATTATCTAGAGAAAATTATGGATCACAGTTTTATAAAAAGTATTTTGATAGTTTTGTTGATGATCTAAATGTATCAGATCAAAAGAAAGAAGATTTTAAATCTGGCTTTGTAGCAGGGGAATTTTTAGGTGTAGGTAATGTAGGCAAAGAAGCTGCCAAGCAAGCTCCTACAGTTGCCAAAAGTATTAAAGAAACATCAGAACAAGTGGGAGAAGC